GCCTTCAGTTACAACACTGAGGGCTACGGCAAGTGTCACGCCTGTAACAGAAGCTACCCGTCCAATGGAAATATGTATGAGTGGGCGAAGGATAAATACCCAACAAAAGAAAGGGACGATTATATGTCGTTTACACCAAAACTGATCGAAGATGTATCAGACGGTGAGTATGTCAATATGCGTGGCATCAACACTAAGACGATGGAAGACTTCGGCGTACTGACTTGGGATGACCGTCAAGAGTACGTATACCCCAGCGGTGGAATTAAGGTTCGTAAACTGTCAGAGAAAGGCTTCTACGCCAAAGCAGGATTCAAGGGTGATGAACTCTTCGGTATGAACCTGTTTACTGCTGGTAGCTCTAAGATGGTAACAATCACAGAGGGTGAACTAGACGCCCTATCTGTGGCTCAGATGCTCAAGAGTGGCTACACTAACCCTGTTGTATCACTACCGTCTGCTACACCGTCTAAGAAGCTGTGGGAGAACTGTGCTGACTGGCTCAACAGTTTTGAGAAGATCATGCTGTCAGTTGACAATGATGAAGCTGGTAATGCTCTTGCTGATCGTGTGTCCAAGTTATTCCCTAACAAGGTATACCGTGTTGACCACAGACCCTACAAGGATGCCAATGAGTTCCTACAGGCTGGTAAGGCTGCTGACTTCAAAGGTGCATGGTGGAGCGCACGTAAGTTTACACCTGAGAACGTAATGAACAGCACACAGGACTTCTTGTCGTTGTACAAGGATACACCTGAGCATCAGTATATACCAACGGGTATACAGGCACTAGACGATAAGATACTTGGTCTGATGCAGGGTCACTTCACAGTGATTAAAGCACCTACAGGTATTGGCAAGACCGAGATCATGCGTTACCTTGAGTACAATATGCTACAGCGTAAGGTTCCTATCGCAGCATGGCACTTGGAAGAAACTAAGTTACGATCCCTGCTTGGCCTTGTGTCATACGAATGTGGGGACAACTTAACACGTAGGGACTTGATCGAAGAGAAGGGTGCAGAAGATCAGGTAGTACAAGCTATCGGTAGGCTAACCGCCGACGAAAACTTCTACCAGTTTTACTTAAGTGATGGTCAGGGTGCTGATGATCTGATCGACCAGATACGTTACTTTGCCGTAGCCTGTGGTGTTAAGTTTGTGTTCTTTGAGCCTATCCAAGATGTTCTTGTAGGGTCATCAGATGAGAGTAAGGAACAGATGTTAGCTGACCTGTCAGTACGTCTATCCAAACTGTCTGCCGAGCTGAACGTAGGTATCGTAACCATTGCTCATACCAACGATGATGGTCAGATGAAATACTGTCGTATGATCGGACAACGTGCTTCGGTTATCATTGACCTTAAACGTGATAAAGAAACTACAGACCTACAGGAGCGTAACACAACGTACCTGTCCATAGAAAAGAACCGTCCCTGTTCAGAAGAAGGCAATGCAGGGATGATGCGATTTAACACAGATACATTCATACTAAGCGAGGTAATATGACAACAGTATTCGACATTGAAACAGACGGTCTATTAAATGAGTTGACCAAGATTCATGTACTGTCTTGGTCTAATAACATGGGTGAAGTTAAGCATACCCATGACTACGATGAGATGCGCTATGTATTGCTCAACAGTGAAACCCTAGTTGGTCATAACATTATACGCTTTGATATACCTGTAGTGGAAAAGGTGCTAGGCATTGAGGTAAAGGCTCGTCTGATCGACACTCTAGCGTTATCTTGGTATCTACACCATGACCGTATGAAGCATGGCTTAGAGGGCTACGGAGAGGACTATGGAGTGCCTAAGCCTGTCATTAAGGACTGGAACACCTTAACACCACAAGAGTACGCTCACAGGTGTGATGAGGACGTTAAGATCAACAATCGTCTATGGCGTGACTTAGGTATGAAGCTGAACAAGCTATACCAAGACCCTACTGAGAGAGAACGTCTGATCGACTATCTGTCGTTCAAGCTGGACTGTGCAAAAGAACAGGAACAACTACGGTGGAAATTAGACGTAGGCAAGGCACAGGTAGCCTACGACGAAATCATGGCACTAAAGATAGAGAAGGTGGATCAACTGGCAGAGGCCATGCCAAAGAAGACACTCACCCGTGTAGCTAACCAGCCAAAGGTTATGCACAAGAAGGACGGTGATCTATCGTCACATGGGGAGAAATGGGTAGCACTCTGTAAGGAGTACATGCAGCCCGTTACAACTCAATCCTTTGTCGTTAAGACAGGAGAAGAGAGGGGAAACCCTAACAGCAACGACCAAGTAAAAGACTGGTTGTATTCATTGGGGTGGAAACCTCGTACATATAAATTCCTAAGAGATAAGGTGACAGGTGATGAACGACAGATTGAACAAGTACGAAAAAATGGAGAGCTATGTCAAAGTGTCAGAGAGCTTGCAGAGGTTGACCCGTCTGTTGATCTTCTGGATGGTCTCACAGTTCTTACTCACCGTGCTGGTATTCTTAAAAGTTTCCTAGAGTGTCACAAGGACGGATGGCTAGAAGCTAGTGTAGCTGGTCTCACTAATACCTTTCGCTTCAAACACTTTCGCCCACTGGTAAACCTGCCCAGCGTAGACAAGCCATACGGTGATGTGATCCGTGGTTGCCTGACGTGTCCTGATGGCTACGTGTTATCAGGTGCTGACATGACCAGCCTAGAGGATACAACTAAGCGACACTACATGAAGCCACTAGACCCTGACTACGTAGAACAGATGAGCAAAGAGGGTTTTGACCCACACTTAGACTTGGCTCTACACGCTGGTGTTATCTCACAAGATGACATCGACAAGCACAACTCAGGGGAACGGTCACTGAAAGCACTACGTAAGAATTACAAGGTGGTAAACTACAGTGCTACGTATGGTGTAGGAGCGCCTAAGCTGGCCCGTGAGACAGGTATGACCCAACGTGAGGCTAAGACCCTACTAGAAGCATTCTGGTCACGTAACTGGGCTATTGAGAAGGTGGCAAGCACACTACGTACACGGGAGCTGTTTGGCTCTATGTGGCTCAAGAACCCTGTGTCTGGCTTCTGGTATAGCCTACGCAGTGACAAGGATCGGTTCAGTACACTCAACCAAGGTACGGGTGTATACTGCTTTGATAGTTGGGTTAAGGAGTGTCGTGGCATGGGTCTGGAGACCATAGGTCAGTTCCACGATGAGATCATAGTTTTAACAAAAGAAGGAGATGAAGATAAGGCAGAAAATATAATGCAGATGAGCATTAACAACGTAAACCATGAGATAAACTTGAACGTACCATTAGGGACAGATGTTCAATTCGGTAACACGTATGCAGACATACATTAAAAAAAATAAAATAAATGTACGAATTAGTGTTACAAATCTCAAAAAATGTCCCTATAGTATATTACCAACATAGTGCTGTAAACCCTACAGCTTAAACAAGAGGAAACCCGACTATGGCTAAACACACAATGGATATGGTTCTTGAGTACGCAAAAGTGTTTGAAGAGAACCGTGATATGGGTGGCGACCAAAACAATGCAGCCAAGAAAGCAGCTAAACACAACGGTCAGTATGTGACAAACGCATACTTTACTGACGAAGGCCAGATCACAGAGTTACTTGAAGGTGGGCTAGACCCAAAGCCTATGGGTAATGATCGTATCAAAGAAGGTAATAGCTTCGGTATCGGTAAGTATGTCAAACTGACACGTATGCACGATCACGTTATGACATTTACGGACAAGAGAGGTAACCCAACTGAGGTAGACTTCGGTGGCGCACCAGTAGTTGTCAACATAACAAACGGACTTGAGAATAAATCTCTCTGGTCTTTTGATGAAGATGGAACACTAGGTAACGGCACTAAAGCTAAGGTGCAGTTTGAGACCTACTCCAAGGGTGCTGGTGTTCGATTGATTGCTATTGCGGTTACAGACCATGTAGCATGGGAAGAAACCTCGTCAGCAGACGATGAAATCTTTATGGTAGGATAATACAATGCGTATTGAGATCACAGCTTATGCTAACAAAGACGAAGATGGTTTTGAGGGTATGTTTACGTCCCAACGAGAGGATGTAGACGATCTTCAAACCTTCGCTCAACAACTTACAGACTTTGCACGTAGTATCGGGTACAGTTATGTCGTCAATGTAGGTTTTGAGTTAGACGATGGTTCAGTCACGTTTGGCACGTTCTAATGGACAGAGGCAAAGTTCTAATTGATGGAGACATCATAGCCTATCGTGCAGCCTTTGCCACTCAAGACCTTCTTTCAAGTGACGCTAGGGATAAGGTAGAGGAGCTTGTAGATTATATCCTAGATGAGACCCTAGACCTTCCCTTTCCAACAGAGAGTGAGTACCAAGTATACCTAACAGGTAAAACCAACTTTAGGTTTGATATTGCTAAGTCTTATCCCTATAAGGGAAACAGGTCTTCAGCAGAAAAGCCTATTCATCTTGGTGCTACCCGTGACCACCTAGAGGTCAAGTACGGGGCTATTGTTAGCGACAACGAAGAAGCTGATGATCTTATTGCTAAGGGGGCTGCTGCACTAGACTACAACTGTGTGGTGGCCTCTATAGACAAAGATATGCTACAGCTACCTTGTTGGCACTTTAACTTTGGTAGAGGGACGTGGGAGAAAGTAAGCCCTTACGGGGGAACATTGTTCTTCTACACTCAGATACTAACAGGAGACCGTGCAGATAACATTGTTGGTTTACGTGGTATTGGCCCTAAGAAAGCGGAGAAAATCTTGAGTGACTGTAAGACTGAGGAAGACTTGTGGCAAGCCGTTCTTAAGGCTTACGATGGAAACATTGACCGCATAATTGAGAATGGGAGATTGCTTTGGTTAAGACGGTTGGAAGGAGAGTTATGGGAACCGCCGAAAGAGGCCGCAAGTACGGATACAGATCAGGACTAGAGGATCGAATATCTGAACAACTTACAGACTTGTCAGTGTCGTTTAAGTATGAGGAGTTCAAGATCAAGTATGAGGTACATGAAGTTAGAACCTACACACCTGACTTTGAACTTCCCAACGGCATTATCATTGAAAGCAAAGGAAGGTTCGTTGCAGCAGATAGAAAGAAGCACTTACTGGTAAAGAAGCAACATCCTAAGTTAGACATACGCTTTGTCTTCAGTAACAGTAGGGCAAAGATAAGCAAAGGTTCCAAGACAACTTATGCCATGTGGTGTGAGAAAAATGGATTCCAATACGCAGACAAACTCATCCCGAAGGAGTGGTTAAAATGACGGTAGGCAGTACAGCGGTAGTCTTTAGTTGTGGTCATACAGACCCAGACGTAAGCAACGAAAGGTTCGATTGGTTAGGAGAGTTGATATACGACGTTAGACCTGACTATGTTATAGATTTAGGTGATGGTGCGGATATGCGGTCGTTAAACTCTTACGACACTCGTTACCCAGAAGCTATCGTAAGTCAGTCTTACCAAGACGACATCGAACACTACAACGAAGCAATGAGTCGTTTGAGAGAGAAGCCTAGTGTACGAAAATATAAACGACCGTTTTGGGTTGGCTTTGAGGGTAACCATGAAAACAGAATTAAGACTGCTGTTAAACACGACCCAAGGGTAGAAGGGGAGAGGTATGGGGTTTCGTTTAAGCACCTACAAACGGACCACTGGTTCGACGAGTACCACGAATACACTAATAGCGCCCCCACCATTCATAACTACGATGGTGTTGACTACGCTCATTATGTGGGGGCTGGCAACTTTGGTCGTGCCATTAGTGGTGTTCATCATGCTTATGGGTTACTACAAAAGCGCTATCGCTCTTGCACTGTTGGTCACAGTCATAAACGTGATCTTTATTTTAAGGACGATGTTGGCAGCAACGGTGCTATTGGGGCCGTCATCGGCTGTTACAAGGGCGCTGAAGAAGGTTGGGCTGGTCAATCGAACAAGGAGTGGTTCAAAGGTGTTCTCATCAAACGAAATATTTGTGATGGACTCTACGAGCCTCAGTTTATTAGCCTTGAGACTCTACGACGGACATATGGGAAATGAGGTTGAAGCTGCACTACGTGGTGAAACAAAGGGAGTAATACTTTGGGAAAAAGGTCAGACTACGTAAGGCGAGAGAGAGATGCCTACTATACTCCACTAGCTGCTGTTGAGCCTCTAATCCCACACTTGCCATACACGTTTGACTACGTAGAGCCTTGTGCTGGAGATGGACGCCTGATGGATCACATTAGTTATCTTACGGAAGGTCATGGGGAGTGCTTGTATGCCTGTGATATTGACCCAAGAGACCCACGGGTTATACTACACGATGGGCTTTCTCTTGACTTAGGTGGGTACAATGTCGTTGACTTTTGTATTACTAATCCACCTTGGGACAGGAAGTTCTTGCACCCCTTCATGGAACACTGGATGCAGAGGTGTCCCACATGGCTACTCTTTGATGCAGACTGGATGCACACTAAGCAATCATCCCTTTACATGAGCTACTGCACTAAGGTAGTAAGTGTAGGTAGGGTCAAGTGGATCGAAGGTAGCAAGGGTGTAGGCAAAGACAACTGCGCTTGGTATCTGTTTGATGCTTACAATGAAAAACAAACACAGTTCTACGGAAGGAACATAGGACGATGATTAGTCAAGACGATATAGATGCATTTGCAGACCAGCAACGAGACAGGCCTATAGAAGACTTAAACGAGTACCAGAGGAAAGCGGTATCCTTTGCTATTTACCCAGATACACACAAGGTTCTGTACCCAGCCCTTGGCCTATGTGGGGAAGCAGGAGAGGTGGCAGAAAAGGTCAAGAAGCAAGTACGAGATGGTGTCTTTAATCGTTATGAAGTGGCGAAGGAACTGGGAGATGTGCTTTGGTACTTGTCTAACATTGCTAACGACATTGGATATAGTCTTAAAGAGGTAGCTAATATAAATGTAGACAAGCTGACAGGTCGTAAAAATAGGAATGTAATTAAAGGGTCGGGAGACAACAGATGAAGACTAGGTGGGTCAACAATATATTTGTAAGGTTTATGAGATATTGTATTATGTGGTCAGAGCATAGGGCAGCAATCAAGACACTTAATAAGCTAACAGACGCAGAGCTAAAAGACATTGGACTAACACGGGGCGATATAGACCGTATGGTCTGGCTAGAAGAAGATAAGAAAGAACGGGGTAAAAACTTATGAGTAACCTGCTACCAACAGACTATCAGACTTTCATTGCAACCTCACGGTATGCACGTTGGCTAGACGAAGAGGGCCGTCGAGAGAATTGGACAGAGACAGTAGGTCGCTACATGGACAATGTAGTAAAGCCTGTTGCTGGTGACGACACATACATTCGTTCTATTGAAGAAGCTATCCTTGGTCTTGAGGTCATGCCATCCATGAGAGCCTTGATGACAGCAGGGCCAGCACTCTCCCGTGACAATACTGCTGGCTACAACTGTTCTTATTTGCCAGTAGATGACCCTAAGTCTTTTGATGAGGCTATGTTCATCTTGTTGTGTGGTACAGGCGTAGGGTTCTCTGTAGAGCGACAGTACGTGTCTAAGCTACCAGAAGTACCAGACGATATGTTTGACAGCGACACGACAGTTATAGTCAAGGACAGCAAGGAGGGTTGGGCAAAGTCACTACGTCAAGTCATTGCACTGTTGTATAGTGGCGAAATACCCAAGTGGGATGTGTCTCTTGTCCGTCCAGCGGGTGCTAAACTTAAGACCTTTGGTGGTCGTGCTAGTGGACCTGCACCCTTGGTTGACTTGTTTGGTTTTGTCACTCGTACCTTTGCTAATGCTAAGGGACGCAGGTTGTCTTCTGTTGAGTGTCACGACATCATGTGTAAGATCGGCGAGGTAGTTGTAGTAGGTGGTGTACGTCGATCAGCTATGATCTCCCTGTCTAACCTAAGTGATGACCGTATGCGTCATGCTAAGAGTGGGTCATGGTGGGAGAACGATCCGCAACGTGCTTTAGCTAACAACTCTGTAAGCTACACTGAAAAGCCTGATGCAGTATCGTTTATGCGAGAGTGGATGTCTCTAGTGGAAAGCGGCTCTGGTGAACGTGGTATCTTTAACCGTGAGGCCTCTAAGACACAGGCAGCTAAGAACGGTCGTCGTGATCCTGACTACGAGTTTGGAACCAACCCGTGCAGCGAAATAATTTTACGCCCAAATCAGTTCTGTAACCTAACGGAGTGTGTGGTACGTGCTACAGATACTTTAGGGACACTTGAGAAGAAGGTACGCCTAGCTACCATCTTGGGTACGATCCAGTCGTCCTACACCAAGTTTCCATACTTGCGTAAGGTGTGGCAGAACAACACAGAAGAGGAACGTCTACTAGGTGTCTCCCTGACAGGGATCATGGACAACCCACTAATGACAACAAGTAATAAAGGACTAGAGAAAACACTTGCTCACCTTAAGCAAATAGCCGTGGGTACTAATGCTGAGTGGTCTAATCGTCTTGGTATTCCTGCGTCTACTGCTATCACTTGCGTTAAGCCATCAGGTACAGTGTCACAACTGGTTGATAGTGCATCAGGCATACACGCACGTCATTCTCGTTACTACATACGTACTGTCCGAGGAGATAACAAAGACCCACTGACACAGTTTATGAAGGATCAAGGTATCCCTAATGAACCTGACGTAATGAAACCTGATGCTACGACAGTGTTCAGCTTTCCTATGCAAGCTCCTAAAGGTGCAGTTACTACAGAGGATATGTCTGCTATTAACCAGCTTGAGATGTGGATGGCGTATCAACGATCATGGTGTGAACACAAGCCATCCGTGACAATTAACGTCAAGAAAGACGAATGGTTTGAGGTAGGTGCATTTGTGTATAAGCACTTCGATGAGATGTCTGGTGTGTCGTTCTTGCCGTACAACGAACACACGTATCAACAGGCTCCTTATCAAGAGGTAGGAAAGACAGACTTCACTATGCTCAAGTCACTAATGCCTAAGAATATTGATTGGGCTAAGTTATCAGAGTACGAGCAAGAGGACAACACAGCAGGTAGTCAGACACTAGCTTGTTCTGGTGATAGTTGTGAGATTGTGGACTTAACTTAAGGTGCATCTATGTATACTATAATAACTCGTAACCAATGTAACTTCTGTGATACAGCTAAAGTCCTATTGAAAGGAATAGGACAAAGCTACACAGAGTACAACATAGAGACCTCTAGTTCTAAGTGGGTACTAACTCTACTTAAACAGGCAGGTCATAAAACTGTACCTCAAGTCTTCTCATCTGATGGTACGTACATAGGTGGGTGTGCAGAACTAAAAGAGCTAGTGGGAAAGTTTGAGGGTAGTATCTAATGGACGACTTTCCCGACAAGCCAAGGAAGTCCAGACGTAAGACTAACTATAAAGGTGCGAGTAATAAGAAGACATCAGGTCTCTATGCTCGTACCAACAAACAAAAGGAACTAATAGATGCGCTTAAAGAAAGCAATCAAATCTTCATTCTTGGCCCTGCGGGTACTGGTAAGACGTATGTTACGGCGACTTACGCTTCCGACCTCTACACGACGAAACAAGTCGATAAAATCGTCATCACAAGACCTCACGTTGCCGTAGGTAAGGAGCTAGGATTCTTAAAAGGAGACCTCAATGAGAAAACTATGCCTTGGGCTTTGCCTGTCTTGGATGTTCTGGAGAAGCACTTGGGTAAAGGAACGGTCGATACAGGAATCAAGAATGGGAACATTGAGATGGCTCCTCTTGCTCTCATGCGGGGCCGTAGCTTCGATAATGCCTTTATAATCGTGGATGAGACACAGAACATAACCACCCACGAACTGAAGATGTTGTTGACAAGAGTGGGCGAGAACACTACTATTGTGCTTAATGGTGATGTACAGCAGTCTGATTTAAAGGAAGCTGATGGTTTGACCAAGGTTATTCACCTAGCTAAGAAGCATATGTTGCCTGTACCAATCATTGAGTTTGGAATAGACGACATCATACGTAGCGACATCACAGCAATGTGGGTCAGGACATTTTTAAAGGAAGGTATATAATGGCAAAATGGGGTGAGATACAAGAGGGTGGATACTTTGGTGGACCTAAAGTTGTAGAAGAGGATGTTGTAAACAAACCTGCACACTACGGTGATGGTAAGATAGAATGTATCGACTACATGAAAGACAACATGGATAACATGATGTTCATGGGATACTTAGAGGGTAACGCCAAGAAGTATCTACACAGGTACAGGTACAAGGGCAAGCCTGTAGAAGACCTCAAGAAAGCACGATGGTACTTAGATCGGCTAATAGGGGAAATGGAAGGAGACCCATAGTATGTTCTCAGCAATAATACTCGCCTGTACGGTTGACCTAACTTGTGTGACAGTGCCGTTTCCCTTGGTACTCTACTCAGAAGAAGATTGCCTCAACACAATGCCTGATGGCTTCCGATACGTAGAGGACAGTGGCTACACAGTTAAAGGATACGTATGCTATCGTTGGCCCGAAGAAACCTAGACAAAGAAAAACCCCCTTGGATTGCTCCTTGGGGGTCTTTTTGTATCTATTTATTGGGGTGGGCTACCACTTACCTTGTTGTTTACCTACCAGATAAAATACAAGTGCTAATCCAGCTAAACCAGCTAAGGCTAAGAGTACGCCTACTATACAGTTGATGCAGTTGTCTATGAACTCCTGCTTCTTGTAGACTAACTCTCGTTGTTCCTTACGCATCCTAGCCTCAGTGCGTACTATTTCATCCCAAGCCGAGGGTCCGTATACGAAAGATATATGGCTACGGAGTTCCTCCCTCATCTGAGTTGCCTGTTGTTTAGCTGACCAAGCCTCTAGTGCCTGAGATTGTGTGTCAGAAAACATCTTGTACATGGGTGGCTTAGATGCTTTCTCATGTGCAAAGTCAAGATCACTCAGAGCCTTTGACCATTGCTGCAACTGGGAACCCATTGAGGATAGCTCCTTGCCTACAGCAAAGCCTTTCTTGAGGGCCGTGTATGCTGTACTGGCGGCTGCTATACAGCTAAGGGGGTCCATTACCGAGCTTCGTCTTTGTAGGCTACTCTCTCCATCATAACCCTGATAGACTTTATGTTCTCATCTATACGAGCTAGGGTAAGAGCCTGAGCTTGCACCACACCTTCTAGTGTACTAATACGTACATCTTGTCTTAGCAGGTCTTTCTCGTTGTTCTTGATAGCGTTATCCATTGATGACACATACCATACTAACGATACGGTCTGGATGAAAATAGCTACGACAAAGGTTAGAGGGACAGATTTAGACAAATGCCATTCAGTTTGGTTTTCCACGGTATCTTCCTAGCGTTATTATTTTCAAAAGACCTTTGCCCATCTCTTGAGGAGTAGGCAGCATCCAACCAAGAACTAATAGTAAGATGACCCAAGGTGGGATTTCATTGATTGTTAAGTTGTCCACTGACTTAGTGCTAACTTTGTTGTCGTCGTTAGACTGTTCAATCTCACCAGTTAAGGTCTCTACTACTATCTTTTGTTCAGTGTTCTTTGTAGTACCGATTGTCTGAGTGTTAGTTTTACCTATCTGAGTGTTTGCAGCTACGTTAGTTCCTCCCCCCGATAGAAAACTGAGGGGATTAAGACTGGTACAATTACTTAGAAGGAGTATCGACAGGAGTGCTATTGTTACTCTTACCATTGACATATATCCCAAAGAAGCCAGCACCAGCACCAACGATAACTGAGACAAATCCAGCTTGTGCGTTAGTAGGGTCTGGAAGGTTCATAAACCAGTTAGTTGTTTGGTAGAAAGCTATGCCATACAGAGTGATAATCAGACGGGGCCATATACGCCACTTGTCTAACCACTCAGGTGTCATGGGTATGTCTTTCTGTCCAATTCAAAGTGGGGAGCATCATAAAAACTTTTCCAGTCGCCACCCCATACGATAGGAATATCGAGTTCTTCTGCTGCCTCTTTCATAGCCTCAGCCATCAATTCAAAACGATCAATGTCTTCCCAATCAACAGGGTAAGGAACCATGTCTACAGCATGACCTGTAAGGTGACGGGAGTTAAGTGTAGTAGACTTTCCAGCCTTTACTAGCTCTCTCTGACGATTGATATTACGGATACCTTCAATGACTGTGAAGTCAACTTCAGTTATCTCTATTGCTTTGCTAACTACAGCAACCATGTCTGGGTTTACCCCTGATAAGTTCTGTAGACTACGTGTTCCTAATTTATAAGTCATGTTTTATCCTTTACTTTGCGTCTATCTCATAAATGATGCACAAACGAAAGTGGCATCTCTTCTAAAGCCGTTACCGTGGTTAGTCACTGTTATTCTGCATGATGATGTAGCCATGCTATATATATCAACATTAGCCCTATTGTCTGTTGCAGTAAGCCCAGCCGATCCTACGACAGCATAGTTAGCATCTGGCATCAAACTGCCTGTGAAAGTTATAGTATAGTCACCTGTTCCATTTCTAGTAACGCTAGAAATACCACTGCTACTCCTAATCGACGCATTAGCACCATTAAAATTTACCCACGCCTTTACTGGCGTTAATGCTGCGTTAGCAAGAACAGAAGCCTTGACCTGCGCTGGACTAACTAGACTTTCTGTAGTACCAGTACCAGTTTGCCAAGTGCCTGTTGATTGTCCACCTAACAGACCTGTTTGACTTCCAGCGGTACTAACGACCTGTGTATTATCTAGTATCCTAAAGGCATCAGCACTCTGGTCTAGGTATCCAATTTTGATCCAAGCGTCGTCAGCTTCGGCCCTCATCTTTAATTGATTGTTACCTGTATCATACCAGAGCATATTGGCATATGTGGTGCTAGGTGCTGTAGTTCCAGACGACGTACTAGCCAAAGCCTTTAAAGCATTATTGATGTCGGCTCTTGCATTCGAGGATGTCTGGTTTGCAATATCAAAATCGTGTTGGCTCATGTTAAGCCCTTTCTGTTAATACTCTACGTCAACACTGAGTGCTGTAACGGTTGGTGTATATGTACTGTTCTCGCTGCTTAATACGGCCTTAAACCTAAAGGCACGACCTGTTAAGAAACCACCGTTTGCTAGTTCATAAGAACCCCATGTAGGGGAGCCAGCGGGATCGTCGTTTGTAGCTGAAACATACACGATAATAGATACGTCACCAAACTGAGCAGTTTCATTTGTCCACGTATCCCAGTTGTCAGGCCAAGTGTCCCAATTCTGAGGGATGTTATCCCACAACAAAGTGCCACCATCAAACTTTCTGGTGAAGGTACGTGCGCCTGTTATTCTAGCGTTACGAGCCGACCCTGTGTCGATGTAAGCACTAAAGAAATACTCGCCAGTTGGTTCTGCTGCACTTGTGTTGTCTATCTCTATTGCACTACCAACCTTGATGACGTTTGTTTTAGCACCAGTGAAATTTGGGTTCTCTGTTAAAGTGTCTGTTTGACCCAACGCTGGAATTTGTGCAGGGGTAATTACAACCGTCGTTACATTCTCACTAAAGTTACCCTCTTTGTCGTAAGCTCTGATCAAGAAGGTTCCTGATCTAGCTGGCACAGATGCAGAGGTAGATGGTCTAGCGACCTTTTCAATGATAGTGGAGGAGTTGCCCCAAGTAGCACCAGTTGTGTTAGAGTTGTGTTTAATCTGGTAGTGGCTTAAGTCAGGGTCAGGGATAGGGGGCCAAGTTAAAAACAGAGTGCCACCAGAAATCTCTGCAAGTAAGCTACCTACATCAGAAGGGTCACCAATAAATGCGTTAATCTCTTGGTTCTCTAATAGTGTAAACTGACCTTTAATCCCAAAGGTGTTGATAGCCCTAGCTCTAAAGTCATAGAAGTCTACCTCTAAGTCTCTTACTTTAAACTCCCCAAGTGGCCCCTGACCAAATGTAGAGAAGAATACTTCACTTGCTAGTTTGTACTCAACCTCTACGTAATCAATAGCCTCTTCCCTGCCTGATGTTATTGTAGCAACAGCAATATTAGAGACCTTCTGATTGCTGACTTTAGCTTCAGCGGATACGGCAAGACCGACCTCTGGTACATCAAAAGGTGACAGTAGGTTAGTGTTGTCTCTTTCGTAGACGATACCATCACTAACTTCATCAAAGACAGATTCAGCAGTCTCCCGTAGGGTCATGTTGATCTGTAGGTCTAGTCCATCTGATAGACCAAACGACCAAGCTATTACTTGAAACTCTTTGTTAGTCCAACCAAAACGTGTGTTAGTAATCCTTACGTTGTCGCCAACTTGTAGCTCTAGCGTTCTCAGACCAAAGGCTGCATTGACCGTTAACTGCTGTCTGTTAGATTCTAGGCTGATTAGAGCTATACGCCTAGCCTCAATAGAGTTGTCAGTGAACGGTAGGTCTACGTCGGCAACAGACTCTTGGTCATTGTCAGCGGTACGAAAAGCTGAGTTAGTAACTTCTGGGTAGTCAGTAACTTGCCAGTTAGACTCTAACCCTCGGAAAGTACCTTTTACAGTATTGAAGTTGTTACGACGAGAATGTCGTGTACTCACATTTATTCCAGAGCGTAGGTCATCGTCTGTCAAGTCCATCACTGGGTCTGTCCAGTAGGCAGGTTTCATACGCCACTTACCTTGAGCATACCACAGAGACCCACCCATACAGGTCAGTAGGTCAGACAGAAGGTCATAGGGCGTTAACGAAGTAGTGAAAGCACCATTACAAGTATAACGTGTCGTACTAGCGAGTGTGTTTGTCTGGTTACATACAGCAGCAGCACTGGTAACTAAATCGTCATCTATGTTAACAGCTTCCTCGTTAAGCCCATACTTAGAAGTTAAGTAGTCACGTAGGCATAGCGCAGGGTTGTCCGACCAGTCTGTTGTTCCATTGGCAGGGTTAAAGACTTTCTTACCTTTTACTACGGCAGTTATCGAAGGTACACCATTGGGGAAAACATCAGCGTTAAACTTCAGTCTAACGTACATATATGCAATGCCACGAAGCCTATGTTGACTTGTCCATTTACCAGCAGACTCTTCAACAAGATCGAAGGCGGCTGGTTGATCTGCGTTTCCAGTGTATGGTAATATTCTAACTAGATAGTCTGTAGTGGTCTGAGTTTCGTATGTTGGATTTCCGTTACCATCCACACCAGTCTGTACAGTTTTAGTTGTTGTCTTAACGTATTTTGCTGGGGATGTTACATTGCCATCACTGTTAACAGTCACAAGTTCATCGTCTATGTAATACTCTTCAAACGAGTATACCTCATGTCCAGCAACAGCAATGATCCTGTGAAGGTGTTTGTTGTTAGTGCCTGTGGCTTCATCGTATATTATAGCACCACCAGTTTTCATCTTACCGTAGATGATCTGATGATCTAATGCTGCCCCTTTTGAGTTTACTTGATAACCACGGTTGGCTCCTGACACCCTAGGTTTAGGGGCTAAGGCGTTTAGAGCGAGACCCATAGCTGTTGAAGCTAAAGCATAGCCTAAAAAGGCTTGAAAACCAGTAAGAGTAAAAAACGTAAAAGCAGTGCCAGTAGCAACAGCAGTGCCATATGCCATTGCCGCAGAAGCTATACCAGCTATTAAAGTAGCAGCCATGTCACAAGTCCTTCCTAAACGAAGTAGAAATCTTAGTGTATCCGAGCCTCAGCATAAGACTGTCTATAGGGTTAAGCTCAGTTGTAGTTATCTGTAGGTTGTCGTAGCCATCTTGCCTTAAGCACTCCTCAGCAAACTTAATTAACTTGATGCCAACGAAACCTTTGCGATAAGGCTTATCTATAAATATTGCATCATTACTAAGAAGGACTTTACCTTTGGAGTGTAGGTTGGGGCTAATGAACACACTGAAGTACCCAAAAAGTTTACCTTCGTCACGACAAGTAAAAATAAGTAGGGCTTTCCTCTCCTCAAGTAACTTATAAAAGTCCCAGTCTATATCTAGTTCTTCTGTGTCACTGTTGTGTTGTACTTCTTCCCAGTCTCGTTTAAGTAGTTCAGATAACTCACCTTCAACTTGCTGAAGGAACTCTTGCTGATACTTAACCACTCTTACGACCCCAAGATACGTTCTTGTCCTGCAAGTCCTCTACAAAGTCTAAACCAAGGTCGCCAGGATATATTGACTTTTGATAACCAGAGGTAAATCGAGCAACTCTAGCTCTCTCTAGGTCAATCAGTTTGTTCTCTACAGAAAGTTCAATACTAGCTGTTTCAGCATTCTCAGATATATTCATCTGATCCATGTAACCTGAGAAGATACTGTTAAACCCTTGAGATGTGCTTTGCACCTCAATCCTAGTACCATCCTGTAGCAGAATGTAGTCGCTATTCTCTTGCAACACATGACCCGAAGTAAATGTACCGAAGTATATATTGCACACACGGCCCTGATAAGGCTGACTGAGAGCTAAGGAAATGACCTCTGAGGGAATACCAGTCAAGGTTATAGTAGCACCTTTAACGGCTAACTCAGAAGTCTCCTCTACAGTGGAAATGTTGAGTAGTGTCCCAGCCCCTGCCCACTCACTCCCGTCAGCCGAAAGAGTAAGAGTGCCTTGACCTGTCCACATACGGAGTACATTGTTACCGTCAAACATTAGCTCTACAGCGAAAAACGGATGTACTGTATCTTCGTTAATTGCCTCTATTGTTATCGCAGACAGGTCTCTGGACATACGATTTACTCCGCTTCAGTTTCTAAACTACTAGCTAACATTTCGATAAACTTCTCACGACCCACTGAAAGCTGGTCTACATTAAACCTAGCGTTGTCCAGCTTACGTCCAAGATCATTCACATGATTAAGCATAGTCTTTTGCTCATCAGTAAAGTCCTCAATGTTGTATTCTACGTCGTTGATTGTGATGAGGCTCTTTTCATTTTTTCCCATAACAAGTCTCCTTTAGGTTTGAGTTAAGTGTTTGCTGCGATTGCAGCGTTAGCGGCGGTCATGTCCTCTGTTGTCCAGTAGTCCTTTGCCACCATGAGTTGCAG